CATCTACTTGGGAAGAAACATTCTGTATATCTGCTATGGAGTCATTAGCTGCCGGACTTGTTTTAATCACAACTAATTTAGGCGCTATACCTGAAACTTGCACTGAGTTTCCAATCTATATGCCTTATACTAAAGATAAAGACTATTTAAAGGTATTAACCAAACAATCTATATTAGATACTAAAAATACTTTTAAAAATATAGATTTAACAAATCATCTTAAATTACAACAACATTATTACAAAACCTTTTATGATTGGAAGCATATTGCTAATTTTTGGAAAAGGTTTATAAAAGGAGTAACTTATGAAACTAGAAGAAACGCAAAAGAGCAAAGAGAAAAAGATACAGGAAATTAAGAGAACAGGAGATTCATTATTTGTAGCCACACCGGTGCATTCAGGATGTGATCTACACTATATGAAATCTTGTTTAGATCTACAAAAAGAATGTTTATTACATAATGTAAATATAACATTTCAAATAATGCAAAGTAGTTTAGTCACACAAGGTAGAAATTTATGTGTTGATGCGTTTTTACAAACAGACCATAAACAATTTTTATTTATAGATTCTGATATTGCTTTCTCACCTAGAAGTGTATTTAGGTTATATGATTCACCACACGATGTTACTGTCATACCATATCCAATGAAATCATTTAATAGAAATAAATTTGATTTGGATTATAAAAAAAGACCTGATGATGATCCTAGAACTATGGGGTTAATCTTTCCAATAGAACTAATGGATAATGAAAGTGTTACGATAGATAAAGGTTTTCTACAAATTAAAAGAGGGCCTACAGGTATGATGATGATTAAAAGAGAGGTATTCGAAAAAATGATTAAAGAATATCCTGAAAAGAAAATTAAACAACAGACTATGATTAATGGTAAATTAGAGGAAAAAAAGTATTTTTATAATTTCTTTGATTCTTGGCATAATCCTGAGGACAAGACTTATACAGGAGAAGATTTTTATTTCTGTAAGCTGTGGACAGACATAGGTGGTAAAATACACGCTATATGTGATGAACACATTGAGCATTTTGGTATGCATTCATATCAAGGTAAGTTATTACAGGAGTTTATTAAGAAATCCAATAAAACGTAGGGATATTGATATCCTCTCTCACCTTTAGTAAAATAGTCTTACTATATATATAAATAATTATGGATCCATTTACTATAGCATTAGCAACGTTCGGCGTTCAAAAATTAAGAGGTAAATCAACAAAGAGAGCATTGAGAGATGCTGCCATTGTTGGTGGTGCATCATATGGTTTTGGACAATTGGCTGCAGCAGGAAAAATTCCAGGTGTAACAGCAGGTCAGGGTTTAGGTAGAATAGGACAAGGATCTGCCTTTTCTACTTTAGGTTTTGGTAAACAAGCTGTGTCACCTCAAGTACAAGCAGCAATGGATGCGGGTAACGTTCCTGCAGGGAAAGTAGGTATTATGGCCCCTAAAGAAGCAAGTATGTTTGCTGATGCCTCAGATGGAATATCAAATTATTCAGATAGTGATTTGATTCCAAATATTATGAAAGGTGATCCAAAGAAAGGTGCTAGTGTAATAGAAGGTTTCAGTACAGTTGATGAAGCTTTACCAGGTATGGAAAGAGGAGAATTACTTTCGAAAGCATTGGATGATAAAGATATTTATAATGTAGATGAATTAGCAAAAGATAAAGGAATTTT